AGTTCTCACGGTCATCAATCAGGCTGAGCCGGCTGGAGCTGTAATTGCTCTGGCTGTAGTCCTGGCTGAGCGGTGCGTAGCTGATCCCGATGCCAGCGCTCATGCCCTGCAGCATGGCCCGCATGAAATCAGGGAACTGCCCATCTGGTGCATCCAGCTGCGGCACGCTTACGCTTTCGCCTGGTGCCAAGTACTTGAACACCCCAGGCTCAAAGTTCGACACCCGCTCAGCGTCATACACCTCATCACCCACCAGCTCACCCTCGGGGCTGGTGATGAAACCCATCAAGCTGGATGCTGCCCTGGCCCGCACCACCTCAGCCTCCTCATACCCGGCCAGGTGATGCAGCCGCTTGATCGTGCTCGCCAACCACGTCACACCCCTGGTCTGATGCGGCCGCTCGAGGATCGCCAGGTGCAGGATCTCCCTGGCTGGCACCAGCTTCACCTCATGGCTGGTCCCATGGCGAATGTCGCCAGGGTGCCGGGTGCGGAAGGCATACCGTGTCGGCCTGCCCCATTGATCCACCTCCACGCCCATCCGCCATTCATGGCCCTGCTGCGGCCGGCTTTCATACGTCTCATCGCACAAGTCGGCCTCAAGCACCTCCAGCGCCAGCGGCACCCGTGAATCACCAAACGGCTGGGGCACCAACCGGATGAAAACCTCACCCGATTCAGCGATGGCACCAATCACCATCCGCTGCAGATCAATCCATCCCAACCGGCCGCCGGTATGGCACCGCTTGGCACGGCCCCACTCGGCCCAAGCCTCTTCAATCTGATCATTCACGGCCTGGTTGAGGCGGCTACTGCCGCGGCTCATCGGCACCTGGGCCTGCAGCTTGATCCCGCTACCCACCACGTTGTTGCGGATCAACCGCAGCGCCTGTCGTGCATAGTCGTTATCCCGCACCAGTTGGCGGGCACGATTGCGCAGCAGCACCAGGCTGGCATTGATCTCCGCATCAGCGCTGGTGGAGCTGGTCACCCAGTCGCTGGTGAGCCGGCTCAACCGGGCGCCTTCATACAACCGCCGCGGCCGGCGCTTCACCACCTCAGCCGCAGGGGCTTCAGTCTTGACCTTCTGGCGTGCCATCAGCTGAACCTCACGAACATGTTCTGCGGGTTACCCAGGCCAGCCGCAATCTTCTCGGCTACCTTCTCCCGGCTCACAACAGCCTTCAGCTGCGCCTCACGTTGCATCAATGCAGGCAGATCAAGGGCGGTGTACTGCCGCGACCCGATCATGTAGTACTTGGTCTGCTTGCTGATGATCGCCCTGATGGCGGCCTGCACAGCATCCAGATCCTGCTGCGCCTGACTGCGACCATCAAAGGCAGTCGGCGTGCCCTGGTACGCCAGGCTGGCCAGGACGGTGAATGACCCACTGCCCAGCGTGAGCGTGCTGGTGCCATCGGTCGCCCTGGTCTGCCAATACCACTGGCCGGCATCCATGCCAACGCTGGTAGCGGCGGCGATGGTGTTATCCCAGCCGCCATCAGCTCGAGCCACGCCGGTGACGGTCACACCCTCGGATGCGGTATTGGTCCGCAGGAAGGTGGTGAGGGTCCAGGTAGCAGAGGTGAGCGGATCACCAACCTGATCCACTGTTGCCGGTTCCACCCAGCTCACAGTATCGCCAGTCCTGATCTCAGCAGGGATTGCCACGTACTTGCAGCGTCTACGTCACGCTATGCACCACCATCACCACGATCCAACAAAACTCTGCGTCGGTCGCGCAATCCGCTGCGCTGGTGCGGCAGGACGTTGCACCCCAGTGCGTTGGCGGGCCAGCTGCTCCCATGCGGTCCGCCGGTCGTAACGCCTCAGCATCAGCTGCAATGCCGCAAAGGCATACACGAAGCAGTCAAGCGCTTCATTGCGCTGCCCTGATGCCTTCACCCATTCCTTCACCATGAAGCCGCGCACGCTCTTGACCTGCTGCTTCTCGGCCGTCAGCTGGTTGAAGTAGTCCTCATCAGCAGTGTCGTGGAAGTGGATAAACCCGGGGCCTGGGTCGTTATGCCGCAGCCGGCCGTACAGCGTCGTCTTGGCCGTATCGGTGCCAACGCTGAACACCTGCCCGCCACCCTTGAGCACCTTGCCGCGCCAGTTGATATCAACAGTGCTGCCCTTGTTGATCACCGGCTGATCCCTTGAGCTGCTGCCCTTAGTCGCCACCACGCCCTGCTTACGCCGCTCCCTGGCGTACAGGTACACGCTGTGCGCATGGTGGCCGCCGGAGTCCACCGCCATCTGCTTGATCTTCATTGCTGGCCCTTCCTCGCAATCCCACTCGGTATCCAGCACGTAATCCAGCTGTGCCCACACTTCAGGCACGGCGGGGTCACCATGGAGCACTTGGTGCCAGATCAGCCAGGCCTCCTCCCCTGCACCCCAGCCCCACACACTCACCTCAAGGCGATCATCCTGGGTGTCCACACCAGCGGTAAGCGCCAGCACGCCCTTGGGGCAGCGCCCAGCTTGGTAACTCTCACGCCGTGCCATCAGGCCCTCGGCGCTCAGCTTGTTGGCGTAGTCCACCTCGAACACCTCGCCCAGCGTCGTATTCACAAATGTCCGCAGCTGGTCAGAATCCCCCTTCACCTCTAGGAACTCACGCACCAGCTGCTCCCACGTTGCATTCGGGCTGTAGCTGTACGCCGCCCATAGGTGGAAGCCAACCAGGCCGGGCTGGCTGGCTGGCGCTGTTGCCCGCCACTCCCCGCGGTCCACCATCCACCGCTTCATGCGATGGGGGATCAGCGTGCGGCAGTTCTCGCACTCATACGCTGCCGTCTCCGGCTTGTCCTTCTCCCACTTCATCTGCTGCCACCGCAGATACTGGTGGTGGCCACAATCAGGACACGGCACGTAGTACCGCCGCTGGTCGGACAGCTTGAACCACCGCTCTACCCTGCTGAAGTCCTTAGTCGTCGGCGTGCTGGCAATCCCGATCTTCCGGTTCCAGTAGTACTCAGAGCGCTTGATGCCCAGCTTGATCTGGTCGCCCTCTGACGTGCTGGCCGGGTAGCCATCCACCTCATCAAAGAGCACCACCCGCCGGCTGACGCGACGGAAGCCCCTTGCGCTGTTGGCACCCACCATCTGCAGCGCACCACCGGGGAACTGCTTCAGCAGGATCGTGTTGCTGCCGTCCTTCGCCTTCGGTTCACTCACCAGCGTCCGCAACACTGGTGTATCCCGCACCATCGGGGCGATCTCATCTTTGCTGTAGCCCTCGGCATCCTCCACCGTGGGCTGCACCACCATCATTGGGCACGGGTCTTGGTGCATGTGGTACCCAATCAGGTGGTTGAAGATCTTGGTCGCACCGACCCTGGCGCTCTTCATCCACACCACCATCTCCACCGTTGGATCGGTGAAGGCATCCATGATCCCCTTCTGATACGCCAGTGTCTTCCACCGGCCAGCTTCTGCAGCCGACTCCGCACTGAGCACCGCATACTGATCCGCCCATTCGCTCAGCGTCAGCTTCGGTGGGGGCTTCCATAGCCCCATCACCTGCTTCTGCAGTGTGGCATCACTCACCATCAGACTGGCCCTCCGACAGCTCCTCGAGGCTCTCGCGGATCAGCTCTTCCGCTATCGCAATCTCCTCCAGCGTCAGATGCGGGATCCGCTGCCGCAGCCTGCTCGGTACCGCCAGCAGCTTGGTCTTCACAATCGCCACGCTATTGGCCCATACCTTCTGCACCTGCTCTGCAGGCAACAGCAGGCCCTCCTTCTGCTTCCGCTCCAGCTCGAGCAGATTGGCCTGCTCATACGCCTTCCGCTTCTGGGATTCGGTGTACGGCGGCAGCTCATCGTCTGAATGATCAGAGCTCCGCGGCACGCTGTCCGGCGCCCTGTCCAGCACCGACTGGCTCACGCCTGGCCGTTCACGCCCAGCTTGCCGTGGATCAATCCGCTCCAAGTACTCACCAACCACCGTCGCGGCCACCAGCCGTACAGGTGACGTTGATACACAGCTCTGCGGCAACTTCCCCTGACGGCATAGCTTCTCTAGGTTCTGCCTGGTGCAGCTCCTGCCTGTCTCCTCACGTATCCGTTCAGCAGCCTTGCCGGAGCTCAGTAACCCGTCAGTTGCAACTGCCATGCAACCAGCCTAAGGAAGTTGCATATCAAAGCAGAGCTAGCTGCCCAACTGGGCTCTTGCCCCATCCCAACACCCTGCAGATCTTGCGCCAGCGCACCTCGCTATAGAACGGCTGCCGCTGGTACCAGGTCTCTGCATCATGGGCAGCCTTGCTGAAATTGCAGTGCCTACAGGCCGGCACAATGTTGCCCATGGCATGCGTGCCTCCCTTGCTGATTGGCACGACGTGCTCAATGTGAAGATCACCGGCAGCGCCGCAGTACGCGCAGGAATGGCCGAACTCGGCAAACCGTGCCCTCACCTGCCTGCCGCTCAGCTGGATGCCAACACTGGACCGCATCAACGCCTTGCGGCGCTTTGATTTCTGCCGGTGATACAGCCTGTATTCAGGGTCGGTCATGTGACGCCATGCGGCCCGCAGCCGATTCGCCTGCCTCTCGGCAAGTTGCCTTTCCTCTGGGTGCTCAACCCAATACAGGCGCTGCGCTTGTTCCACCAGGTCGGCCACACTGCACGGCTTGATGCTTGTCAGTGCTTGATCAAGCTCAAGCCATGTCCTGATCTCTTCAGGGCTCCATCCCTTGGCATGAAGCTCTGCCACGGCTGGCCCTTGCCTGTTCTCAAAACCGTTTTCCTCCAGGTACCGCCACGGCAAGCCGTACTTGGATCTGGACTCGCGGCCTATTTCGGCTCGGCGCTTGGCATTTGAGCGCCGGCTGCTGTCATTGGATCTGAGTCGCCCTTCTTCTGTGGATCTGCGTTGTCGTTGACGCTCAATTGCTTTCAGTCGCTCTGCTTCCTTGTTGGCCTCGTACCAGGCTGCTCGGGTCTCGGCTTTGCATTCGACGCATCCATCATGCACATACCTCAGTGAGCGGCCCGTCCCATGCCAGTCATGCCCACGCTTGCACAGGGGACCAAGCCTGAACTTGGATTCGTCGAAGTCAGGGCGGCCTGGCAGCAGCTCGTAGATTCCTTGCATCATCCTGCTCCTACAGGGTGGTCATGGGTCAGGCAGTTCCCGCTGCGCTGGCCCACCTCAATCTATGCCGCAGGTTTTCTCAATTACGCAACCTATTGAGAATCCCCATGCCAAGCGAATCAACCAGGCTTGAATCCATC